ACAGAGGGACCGGAGAGTTCGAAGAATCGGAGGAAACGGGTTCACGAGAGCGAAGGTTGAGCTTGGCTAGGAGAGCAGAAAAGAGTGGGAGCAGAGCGGTCTCCATTAGAATCGGGGGGGGTGGGGATATTGAAAGAGAGATGCAAATCCCGTTGTAGAGAGTCGATCGTGGGATTGGAAGGGAAGTGCACTCTTCCAGCAAGTTTGATGTAGGCAGTGCGAGCAGAAGAGGAAATGAGAGAAAACAGAGCGTAAGATGCGTGTTTGAGATGCGGGACTAGCTGGTCAAATGAGGCAGGGTCGGGTTCACCCAGTCGGAGGAGGACTCTTTGGGACCGAGAAGCGAATTGACAAAAGTAATCAAAACAAGCGGACTGATACATAACGTAGTCGACAGGAAAGAGTTGCCACAGAGAGTCGCCGAGACTGTGGCCGATAGCAAACTCAGACAAGTAAGAGGGAAGTTTCTCAAGGTGAGAGGAGTCGTCAAAAGCGACGGCTAACTTGGCGAAAAGAGCGAGGGGGGAGCGAACGGCGCCTTCAGGTCCAACGTAATAGCCGCAGAAAAGGCCGTAGGGAGAAGACTCTGTCTTGAAGCGGAGATGGACGAGTGTGGACACAGCTGCCCAGAAGGGTGAAATGGGTGGCTCGGAATCAAGAAGGGAGTCATCGCCTGAGATCATGATGCCTTCGGTGGAGACTTGATACTTCAGGAAGATGATGGCAAGGTTGTAATCCGAATTGTCATCATAAGTTCCAGGTTCACCAGTGAGGCGCATGCAAGTGAGAGGCCCGAACTGAGTCTCAATGCTAGTCTTGATGGTGTAGTGAAGATCGATGAGGTTTTCTGGTATATTAAGGCGCTGCATCTTCTTCACTTCAAAAAGGACGGCCTCACCATGCTGGGACTGATCAAAAGCGGTGTAGTCATTGGTGAGGTGAACGGCATGAGTGAGGTGTTCTTGACACCACTGAGACAATTCAAACGGGGTATGGCCGGCATGAACATAAAGGTTGGCGGGGCGATCATGGTCGTCAAAGTGGCGTTGGTACTTCTTAACTGGGCCTAGGGCGAGGATGATGGCGTCGTGCATGAGGGCGAGGGTTTGGCACGCTTTCCATGGGCCGAAAATGGACCCTTCGTTTATTTTATGCTGAGTTTTAGCAAAAATGCGAACGACTGAGTATCGCCAATCAGGGTCGGAGCGGAAGGCGTTGGCCATGATCACGGCTTGGGTTTTCGATGAGAGCTGAGCGAACTCATTGAGATTGATGCACTCAGCAAAAAGGACTGGGTCGAAGGAGACTCGACGGTTAGGATTTCGGCGGTACGCTCGGCAGTGAGCTTCATAGAGAAGCTGAGCCAGAAGTTGGTCGTTGGAATTTGGCTGGTACTGATGGCGGGAAGGCCGAAAGCGCAGCCTTT